GGTATCATTATCTCGTAGCCAAAAAAAAGGCAGAGCCTAGATTTCTCTAAGCCCTGCCAAAGTGAACATCCTTGTTCAGTCCTAACTATATATCCATACTTTTTTCTATCGCCTTTACATAAGCATAGAATTTATGAGCAGTCCGTCTTAGGTAATCCCAACACCATAAGCAAGCTTGATGTTTACCAGTAAATCTTCTACGATGAGTTTTCATCAAAGTTGTTTTACTTACACCTGCATTAAAAAACATGTGCAGTATTTGATACCTAACAGCTATTGAATTGTGATGTCTCACTTCTACAGTATGAGCCATAAACTTATAGCCTAATCCACTTTTGGTTGACTCAAGTGGCTGCACAACACCAAGGCCACAAATCAAATCCTCGTGTAGACGTTCTTTTACGGCTCTTATAAGAGCCTGTTTATCATCTATCATTTAAAATACTCTCCTATAAAATAAAGTAATAATAAAATACAAATTAAAAACATGCCTATAACATAAACTTCTAATGCATCTGTTAACATAGTTTTTTCTCCAGTAAATTCGGGACATCCATGTCCCATGTTAAGTTACTCTCTCTCTTCTCTTAAGAAGTTCTCAACTGTAAGAATAATAGCCATTGCTTTTTTATCAGCATAGTCCTTACATTTATCCAACAAGAACAACATATCGTATTTAGTTTTGTTGGGCTCATCAATGAGTGCTAGAACTTTGTCATCCTTGACAATTTTTCTTAAGTTACTAAAAAGAACCCTAGATAAATATTGGGCTCCACCTTTATTATTGAAGATTTTCATAGTTTTTCTCCAAGGTTATTCTCAATATGCATTATTGCTTTGAGATTAAAATAAGTATAGCAAAGGTTTACTAATTAGTCTAATTATAGGGTTATATTTACGCAAATATAAACACCTACCTACCCCCTATGCACCAAAAATATATACAGACACACTAGCTGCTATACACACAATAATATACATAAATTACTAGCCCATTTTCGAAACCACCCCCCTAACTTTACTAATAGGCAAACGAAAAAAATTTTCTGCAAAATTTTGAAAAACCAGGGAACAAAAAAACCCCCAGCAAATGTGGGGGAAAAGAAAAGTAACGACAATAAATAAAGTTTAACTCGAGGGGAGCAAAAAATCGTTACTATGTGAAATTTACTCTAATATTTCTACCTCATACATATCCACTATACATGATTTAAGTATCAAGTCTAGCCCACCCCATCCGTCATCTGAGGTGTAAGTGTTACATAGTTTTACGCATTCTCTGTCTTGATGTAAAAGGTAACCAATGCTATAAGCTAAGATATATTTTTCCTTAGCTATCTCTTCTACTGACTTCCAAGAGCTATCAGCTGTATGGTCTTTCCAAACTACAATATATAATGGGTAATTTGGTTTCTTATTCGTTTTCATCTTCTACGACAACATCTCCTGCTAATGTTTGTTTTATCATTCTCAAGTTTTTTAGTATGTCGTTAGGGTGAACTTCAATATGAGTTACACCATTTAAATCTGTGTGGATAATTTGTGCTTCTGAGTCAGATAATAAGCCTCTGTGATATAAACTATAATAAGCATTTTCAAACTTCTTTTTAGCAGGACGAGATAGACCTAAGTAATAATATATAAATTGGTCTTGGTCTTCCTGAGTTTCTACATCAAATAAATCTAGATGCAAAATTCCCTCTTTATTTAATTCCATTCTCATAACAAATCCTCATAGTATTTTGTTGTCATTACTAATATTATATATTATACTGTAAATAAGTAAAGTAAGCTGCATATAATGTATATAGGTGTAAACAGCGACACATGGATAACCAAACAGTAGTAGTTCCACATATAGAGGACAACGTTCCTATACCTAAAAATGCTAAAGAAGCATTACCAGATTTGTCTACTCAAGAAGAACTTGAGACTCGCACTAACACAATTAAAGTTCTTGCTGATATACAAGATGAAAATATAGAACCAACTGAAGAAGATATGATACAAGCTGAGGAAATAGCCACAGAAATGATGCAAAACCCAGAGTTAAAACCAGATTTTGGTAGCTATCCAAACGAAACTATAGCGTTTCTTGCTGGTATGGTAGCACAAACTAGCCATATGGTAGCCAAAGACCTAGCAGATATTAAACTAACAGTCTTGAATGGGTTACTCCAAGAAGCATACTCAGCAAAAAACTCTAGAGAACGTATCGCAGCACTCAAAGCTGTGGGTGAAATAGATGGTGTTGACGCATTTAAGAGAAAAACTGAAGTGACACACATTACTAAATCAGGTGAAGAATTAGAAAAAGAGCTTAAAAAGACGATTGATGAGCTCAAAGGTAAGATTATACATACTAAAGAAGTAGTTGAAGTGCAAGACGTGGAGTTTGATGATGATTAGTCCTAAAGATTTAGAGCTTTTAGAACAAGCTTTGCCTCAAATGACTGAATCAGAGCGACAACGCAACCTAAAACTACTACAAGATTACAAAAAAGAGTTAATTAAGGAAGCTGGAGGTAAAACTTTCTTAGAATTTATTAAACACGTCTATCCAGACTACAAAGTAGGAGCACATCATGCAAGATTGGCTAAATTATTTGAAGAAATTGCAGAAGGTAAACGCAAAAGAGTTATTGTTAACATTGCACCACGTCACGGAAAGAGTGAGCTTATATCTTACCTCGCTCCTGCGTGGTTCTTGGGGAAACACCCAGCTAAGAAGGTCATCATGGCTTCGCACACTGCAGATTTGGCTGTCAACTTTGGCCGTAGGGTTCGAAATTTGGTTGGTTCGGACTCGTACAAGGATATTTTTCCGAATGTCTCGTTACAGGCGGACTCTAAGTCAGCATCCCGTTGGGGTACGAACTTTAATGGCGAGTATTTTGCTATTGGTGTGGGGGGTGCTTTGGCTGGTCGTGGTGCCGACCTATTTATTATTGACGACCCTCACTCGGAGCAAGACGCTAAGTTAGGAAAACCTGATGTTTTTCTACCAGCATGGGAATGGTTTCAATCAGGACCACTACAACGTCTAATGCCAGGTGGTGCGATTATTGTTGTAATGACTCGTTGGTCAAAACTTGACCTAACAGGACAGATTGTAGACCAAATGATAAAGAATGATGAAGTAGACGAGTGGGAAGTAGTAGAGTTTCCAGCTATCTTTGAAAAAGATGGAGAAGAAGTACCATTGTGGCCTGAGTTCTGGCCGATAGAAGAACTACAGTCTAGACGAGCAGCATTAGATATACGATATTGGAACGCACAGTACCTACAAAACCCTACATCAGAAGAAGGTGCTTTGATAAAACGTGAGTGGTGGAATATGTGGGAAGAAGAGAACCCACCAAGTTGTGAATTTATTATTATGACACTTGATGCCGCTCAAGAAAAGAACAACCGTGCTGACTATAATGCTTTGACCACATGGGGTGTGTTTCTCAACCCAGAAACTAATAATTATAATATTATGTTATTAGATGCAATCAAACAAAGACTAGAGTTTCCAGAGTTGAAAGAACTATGTATTGATGAATATAAGGCGTGGGAGCCAGATGCGTTTGTGGTAGAGAAAAAGTCAAATGGTGCTGCACTCTACCAAGAGTTTAGGCGTATGGGTATTCCTGTAGGAGAGTTTACTCCTGGTAAAGGACAAGATAAAATTAGTCGTGTCAATGCTGTATCTGATTTATTTAGGTCAGGCATAGTATGGGCACCTGATAGACGATGGGCACATGAGGTAGTTGAAGAATGTAATGACTTTCCTTCAGGTGCAAATGATGACTTAGTGGATGCGACAACCCTTGCTCTTATGCGGTTTCGACAAGGCGGATTTATTAGGTTGCCGAGTGATGAAAAAGATGATATACCGAGTTTTAAAAGGCACGGTCAGAAACGTCTTTATGTTATATAAAATAGGAGCTTATAATGGATAAATTTATTAATGTTATAAAAGAGAAAGCTGATTGGGTTTTAGAAAAACATGATGCACATTCTCGTACAATTAGTGTTATACTTTTAGTATTATTATTAATCTGCATTTCTTAGGAAAAATTTATGGCTGATGTCGATAAGGGTTTGTATGAAGCTCCAAAAAGTATGGAGGAGCTTGCTAAAGACGAACCTGATTTAGAAATTGAAATAGTAGACCCAGACGAAGTTAATATTAATGTTGATGGTATGGAAATTAACATTGACCCTGACCGTATGGATGACGATGAATTTAATCAGAACCTTGCCGAAGAAATAGATGAGGATGATTTAGAAAAACTAGCTAGTGATTTATTAGAAGATTATGCTGGTGATGTTACATCAAGAAAAGATTGGCTTGATACTTATGTAGAAGGACTAGACCTTTTAGGTTTGAAATTAGAGGATAGAAGTGAACCTTGGGAAGGAGCATGTAACGTATATCACCCACTTATGACAGAAACTCTTGTTAAGTTCCAAGCAGAGACTATGACTGAAACGTTCCCAGCAAGTGGTCCAGTTAAAACAACTATCATTGGTAAAGAGACAGAAGATAACATGGATGCTGCAAACCGTGTTAGAGAGAACATGAATTATAAACTCACTGAAGAGATGACTGAGTTTAGACCAGAACACGAAAGAATGTTATGGGGTTTAGGTCTCGCAGGTAACGCATTTAAAAAAGTTTATTACGACCCTAGTTTACAACGTCAAGTATCTATGTATGTTCCAGCTGAAGATATAGTTGTACCATACGGTGCTTCAGATTTAGAAACAGCAGAACGTGTTACTCATGTGATGCGTAAGACAGGAAATGATTTACGTAAGTTACAGGTTGGAGGATTTTACCGTGACGTAGATTTAGGTGAACCTACTTATGACTTAGATGATGTAGAAAAAAAGATAGCTGAGAAAATGGGTTTTAGTGCAACTACTGATAGTCGTTTTAAAATATTAGAAATGCATGTTGACCTTGATTTAGAAGGGTATGAAGATACTGATAAAGATGGTGAGAAAACAGGGATTGCACTACCTTATGTAGTAACTATAGAAAAATCCACTAATACGGTTTTAGCTATCAGACGTAATTATAGTCAAGATGATAGAACTAAACAAAAACGTCAACACTTTGTGCATTATGGTTATGTGCCAGGATTTGGCTTTTATCATTTTGGACTAATACACTTAATAGGTGCGTTTGCTAAATCTGGAACCATGATACTTAGACAGTTAGTAGATGCAGGTACACTATCTAATTTACCAGGTGGGTTTAAGTCTAGAGGACTTAGAATCAAAGGTGATGATACTCCTATCTCTCCAGCAGAGTTTAGAGATGTAGATGTACCATCAGGTAGTATTAGAGATAACATATTACCACTTCCTTATAAAGAACCAAGTCAAGTTCTTAATCAGTTAATGAATCAAATTATTGATGAAGGTAGAAGGTTTGCTAGTGCAGCTGATTTAAAAGTTTCTGACATGTCAGCTAATGCACCTGTAGGTACAACTCTTGCAATATTAGAAAGAACACTGAAGGTAATGTCTGCGGTACAAAGCCGTATTCATTATGCAATGAAACAAGAATTTAGATTACTTAAAAATATTATTAGAGATTTTTGTCCACCAGATTATTCTTACACTCCTGATACTGGTACAAAAATGGCTAAACAAAGTGACTATGACCAATGTGAAGTAATACCTGTAAGTGACCCTAATGCTGCAACCATGTCACAAAAAGTAGTTCAGTATCAAGCAGTCATGCAGTTGGCACAACAGAATCCAGATATCTACGATATGGTAGAACTCAACCGTCAGATGTTAGATGTATTAGGTGTTAAAAATGCTGATAAATTAGTACCACGAAAAGATAATATAAAACCTATGGACCCTGTTACAGAGAACATGAATATTATAAATAGTAAACCTGTTAAGGCGTTTATATATCAAGACCACGAAGCACATATCAAAGCTCATTTAGCATTTATTAACGACCCTAAAATAAGAGAACTTATAGGGCAAAGTCCGAATGCTAATAAAATATTTGCAGCTATGGAAGCACACATTGCAGAACATATTGCTTTTGCATACAGAAACAAAATTGAAGAGGAACTTGGAGTTCCTTTACCACCACCAGGTGAACCATTACCTGAAGATGTGGAAGTTGAATTATCTAGACTTATTGCTAAATCAGCTGACCAGCTACTACAGAAAAATACTGCTGAAGCTAAACAAGAACAGATTGCACAACAGGAGGCAGACCCTCTCATACAAATGCAAAAACAAGAGCTTCAAATTAAACAAATGGAAGCTCAAGCAAAAGCTAAGAAGATGACTGATGACTCAGCTCTTGACCAAGCAAGACTACAGTTAGAGAAGATGAAAATGGAGTCACAAGAAAGAATCGCTGGTGCCAAACTTGGTGCTGACGCAGTCAGCCAACAAAAAGAGTTGGATGCAAAAGAATTTATGGAAGGCACTAAGTTAGGTGCTGAAGCCGTAAAGCAACAGAAGGAACGTGATAATACGCAAACTTAAAAACAGGAGAGAACAATGGACGAGCTAAAAGTATTGGCTACACAGTTAGCTGAAGAAGAGCAACGCATTAAAGATGACATGGCACAGGGTAGAGCCGAAGAATACGCACAGTACATGCATGCGTGTGGTATCATTCGAGGCTTTCAAATAGCTCAAGGTCTTATTGCTTCTATGATGAGAAACATGGAGAAAGACGATGAGTAATATACAAACCCCAACTAAAGAAATAGTATCTGCATCTGGTGCACCGATAGGTGTTCCTAAACCAGAAGTAGATGAAACTAAACCCACACAATTACCTGATGTTCAAGGTTATCGTATATTATGTATGGTGCCACAGGTAGATGAAGCATATGATAGTGGGTTAATTAAATCTGATAAAACCAAGACTATTGAAGAACATTCAACTGTGGTTTTATTTGTAATGAAGCTAGGAGATATGTGTTATTTAGATAAAGACAGATTTCCTACAGGTCCTTGGTGTAAAGAAGGAGACTTTGTTATAACAAGGGCATATTCTGGAACTCGAATCAAGATACATGGA